CGCGCCGATGATGACGGTGAGCTGCTTGATGCGCGGAAAGATGTCGATGGTCGTCACCACGCACGAATCGTTCGAGGCCCAGAACTGATACTCGCCGCGCGCAATCCCGTCGAGCACGTCGTGGTAGTTCATCTGTCCGTAACCCTCGGCGAGCGCGCGCTCGATGAGCTCGCGGAACGGCGCGATGTGCTCGATGCCGTCTATCTCCTTCACCGCTCACCCCCCGCCACGGCATCGAGCCGCATCGTCCCGACGCGCCAGTCCGTGGCCGGAGACGCGCCCGTGATCTGCATCTCGACCTGCCGCCCGGTGAATCGCACCGGGGTGTAGATGGAGTCGATGGTGTAGCTCTTGGTCGTCTCCGAGCCGTTCGGCGCGAACTTGGTGATGAACTGCAGCGACACCGCCCCCATCGCGTTTTCGTCGGCGATAACCTGCCGGGCCACCATCAGCCGCTCGCCGCCGCCCAGCTCAATGGCGCCAGAGCGCGCATACGGCGCCGTGCCGTCGTAGGTGACGCCGACCTCGTGCTCGTAGACATAGCCGTCCGGCGAGACCATCAGCGGGTAGCTGAAGACGCCGCGGTCGGTTCCGGCGGTGCGCGCCAGGGTGCCGATGGACCAATGCCCCTCGCGGTAATTGTACGACACATACGAGTCGCACTCGCTATTTGAAGTGCTCGGGTAGAGCCACCATACCTCGCCGTATTGGTTGTTGGCGACGGCGTACACCTTCGAGCGTTGCGTCTGCGAGAGGTTGTTCACCACATAGTCGAGCACGTCGCACTTAAGCGGGCGCACGAAGCCGTCGTACATGAAGAAGCCGCTCGGGCTCCACCAGTAGGCGACCGACTCCACCGCCGCCACGGCCTGGGCGCCGATGAGGCCGCAGCCGGTGGCGATGCGCTCGAAGCCGTAGACAAACGGCGGCCCCTGATACTGGGCCGTGTGGACGTCGACATCCGTGAATATCAGGTTCACGCCGCGCAGGCGCTTGGCGGTGACGATGGAGCCCACCGTCTCGAGCTCAAAGTCCCCGGCCTGGTTCGTGATGGCCGGGGTCCACATGGTGTTGTCTTCTTGGTCGGACCAGGCCACCTTTCGCGCGTTGCCGCCGGCGCCGAGGGCGAACACGAACCGCTCGGCCGTCACGAGCACGGCCTTGTTGCTGACCGGCGCGTTGGCGAGCGCCACGCCGTCGTTCGCGGTGTTGAGGTCCCACTCGTAGATCTTGCCGTCGGCGTTGCTGCACGCCAGCAGGAACTCGCCCCAGTTGTCGAGCGTCCAGGTCGTGGCCGGCGTCACCGTGCCCGTGTCCGGGCGCGGGGTGCCGTAGGAGAACAGCCCGTATGGGCCGCCGCCGTAGCCCAGGTTCAGCACCGCGTCGGCGTTGCCGGGCGTAAAGCCCGCCGGGGTGATGTCGGTCAGGGTCCCGGCCTCGTTCATGGCGTACAGCTTCGAGTGCGTCCCGATGCCGATCCATCGCGCGTTGGCGTTCGAGCGCCACGCCAAGAGGCCGCGGCACTTGCCCGTGACCTGCCCGGAGGCGCGCTTGCGCCAGCCGCCCACGGGGCGCATGGTGTTCTCGTACCAGCGCACGAGCGAGGCGTCACGCCAGCGCCCGCGGCTCTGGTACTCGGTGCCGTTGCGGTACACGCCCGGCTGGATGTTCAGCGGAATAAGTGCCACGTCAATCCTCTGTCAGTCTCTGGAGCTCGGCGAGCCGCTCGGCGTCTCGCTCGCACGCCCCGAGGTGAGCGATAAAAGCCTCGTCAATCGCTCGCGCGTCGCCGGGCTCTCCGGGGGCGACATCAGCCGCGGCGGCACCGGGACAGGCGGCGGGCACGCCGGGGGCGGCGCGGGCGTCGCGCAGCCGGCGAGCAAGCTCGCGGCCACGGCGATCAGCGGCGTCCAACCTCTCCGACAGTCCACGCTCTACCTCCTGGTGCCTGGCGTAAATCAGCGCCTCAGCCTCTCTGGCGGCCTCTGCGGCCTTCGCCCGCTCGAGGTGCCACTCTGCCCTCACGGCCGCCGAGCCAGCCTCGTGGCCGCCCTGGTAGGCCGACCGGTGCCCGGCCCAGCCGAGGGCGGCCAGCGCAAGCGCCAGTCCCGCCCCCAGCCAGATCCTCACGCCGCCTCGGGCTTCTTCTTGGACAGCACCGACCACGCCGCCACGGCGAGGGTGGCGAGCGCGCCGCCCACGGCCGCGACCGTCTCGGCGTCGGCGAGGCCCTTGCCGACAAGGTAGCCGCCGATGGCGGCCACGACGGCGCGGACGATCCCGGCGATCTGTTCTGCGTTCATGTTCATCTCCTATGCTTCGTTAACCGAGGCCTTCGCCCCGTTGGATGCGATGAGCGGCATCGGGCAGCCCAGCACGGTGAAGCCCGGGGGCCAGCGGTAGCCGAGCACCCGGGCGCGATCAAATGGAGCCACCGTCACGGCGTTGCCCTGGTTCCCGCCGAGCACCATCAGGCGCCCGGCTTCGTCGTTTCCGACCACGAACCCGACGTGGCCGCCGCCCTTGCGGTCAAGGATTACGACGGCGCCCACGGCGGGCTCACGGATATGGTCGCCCCAGTCGAGCCACGCCCTGGCGCGGTACCAATGCTTTGGGCGCTTGATGCCCTCGCCCTCGAGCACGGCGGCGACGAAGGTGCCGCACCACGGGGTCTCATCATCCGACCACCACGCCTTGAGCTCGCGCAGCCAGCGGGCGATGACGGGCGCGGTCGCCTTGCCGGGAATCTCCCGCAGGCCGAGGAAGGCGCGCGCGCTCTTGAGCCAGCGTGGCTCCATCAGGGCTTCCTCAAATTCTTGAAGTGTACGGCGATCGCGAAGCAGCCGGCCGCGATCGCGATGAGCCCGGCGACCAGCGAGATGATCTCGTTGGCCTGGGTCATCCACGACACGCTGGCGGCGGTCACGCTGCCGGCGGCGGCGACGTCGCCCACGCGCTCGATCGGGGCTGTCACGGCTCCCCGTCCTTCGGCACCTGCGGCTCTGCCTGCTCCTTGATTTTGACGACAAGGGGCCACGCACCCGAAGAGGTGGGCAACTGCCCAAGCACTTGCAGGATGGCGTTGACCTCTTCCGTGGTCAGCGTGAGGTTAATCACGGCGACACCCACGGCAGCGGCGGCGAGACGATGGGCGGGTTCTTCTGGGCCTCAATCTGGCCCTCCACCGCAGCCTCTGTAGCGGCCTTGTCCACGCCGTTCGCCCAGACCCAGCCGAGCACTTGGTCGAGCGTGAGGTCAGCATAGGGGGTGAAGGCACCTTCGACGACGGCAAACGAGCAAGTGCTATAAACGCTGCCGCTGTAGTCGCCGTCTACGCCGTTGCACTGCCAGTGAACGGTAGTTACAAAATCCGCGCCTTCGGCAGACTGCGGGAGGCAGTCAAGTTGCGAGATGTTCCAAGTGATAGTGGTCATGATTGCTCCTGTGTGTTACGGCCCGGCATCGCGCCACGCGCCGCCGCTGTAGAAATACAACTTGTTGTTCGTGGTGTTGACCACGATGGGTGCCATGCCCGTGATGGCGGTCGGCGTTCCGGTCGGCGTACCCGCGCAGGTCGGGACATACAGGAAGCCGTTGGTCGCGGTCGTGGCGAGGGCAACGGAACCACCTGCCACCACATTGCCAACAGCGGTGATGCGGAACCGCTCCGTGCCGGTGCTGAAACTGTTTGCACCGCTGCGGTACACCAACGAGTCATCGCCCGCAGGGTATCCCAAGATGCCCGAGTCGCGGACGCCGGAAACGGCCCAACGAATGAACGGAGAGAAGGAATCAGTCGGCGCGGTCGCAATGACTTGCGAATCAGCGCCAGAGTTGAGGGCGCGGATGTTGCCCGCGACATCAAGCCGCTGCAACGGCGAACTCGTCCCGATGCCGAGGTTGCCGGAGGCGTCGAGGCGCATACGCTCGGTGCCGGAATTTGCCCAAGTCAAGGCGGTGCTGCTTGCAAGAAGCCCCATAACCCAAGATTCTTGGGCGTCTTGGAACAACTGAATTCCCGTGGCCGTTGCGTTGGGGTTGTTGACCATGAAGGTGGCCGAGTTGGAAGCCGCGCCTGCGCCGACCTTTGCGCTGCCTGTCGCAACAAAAGTGCTGCCGTTGTAAGTCAGCCCGCTCGCGCTCGTCGCCACCTTCGACCCGTTGAGGTAAAGGACGCCGTTCGCGGTGCCGCCGGAGAGCGTGAGGTTGCCGGAGAGGGTCTGCGCCGCGGCGTCGATCGTGCCCGTCAGCGTCGGAGACGCCGAGAGCACATTGTTCCCGGTGCCGGTGTTCGTCACCGACACCGCCTGCTTGCTCGCGTTCAGCGCCAAGGCCGTCGAGGCCGTGAGCGCCGACATCGTGAGCGTCCCGCCCACCGCCAGCGTCTTGCCGGTGCCGACGTTGAGGCCCACCGACGTGCCGCTGCCCGCGGCGGCGAATACGCCGTCGATCAGGTCGCTGTTGGTGTTCCATTTGGTGCCCCAGGTGTCCGCCGATGCGCCGACTTCCGGCTTCGTCAGGCCAAGGTTGGTGGTGGTTGTGTCAGCCATTTTTCGTTACCTCAAGCGGCCTGTAGATAGGCCGGGTGTGTCTTCTCTGTCCAAGTCTCCGCCGTGTCTGCCACCGGCGCCCA